CAACATGGATCGGGACTATCGAGAATCGCTGGACAAGATCACGGCCAATCCCAACGTCGGTGATCTGCAAAAGAAAGCGATCCAGTGGGGCTTCGCGCCAGTGGCCCGTGTGTCACAAGAATTCCGCATGTCGACTTTTGTGGATCAGTACCACAAAGCACTGGGAAAGGGGAAGACCGATGCCGAGGCTGCCGCTATTGCTGATAGTTTTGTCCGTGAGCGTCATGGCGCTGCCTCTGTTGTGGACCTACCTTCGATAATGCAATCGAGCGAAGGTATGAAGATGCTGACGATGTTCTACGGATACTTCAACACGATGTATAACTGGCAACGGCAGCTGCCGGGGAATGTGCGGCGTGGCGAAGGTCGTGAGTTCGCAGTGAATGGTTTGGGCTCCGTTGTGGTCGGTGCCGCCTTCGGTGCCGCTTTGTTCAACCAGCGTAAGCAAGATGATTCATGGTTCAAGATAATCGGCAAGGCCCTACTGCTTCAACCGCTGTCCACAATTCCGGTCCTGAACTCCGCCGCGAACTACTTCGCCGAAGGCTACTCACCGCGCACCCCGTTTGCGTCGCTGCTTGGTGCCGCCGGATCGATTATTACCGATGCAAAGAAGATGTCGAAGGGGCAGCGATTGGAGAAGCCGATCACCCATGCCGCGAACGTAGTGGGCCTCTCGACTGGGTTGCCGCTGGCTCAGATCGGCCGCACGGCGCAGTTCGGTGCCGATGTTGCAACCGGCAAACAGCGCCCTCGTAACATCGCCGAGTGGGCGCGTGGGATTATTTCTGGCGAAGCGAAGCTAAAGAAATAGGAGCCTGATATGCAGTGGCGATTGGCGTTGAGTTTGGTTCGGTTACGCGAGGAGGTTAATTCCCGCTGGCCAAATCGAAAGAAAGATTCCGACGGGGCGGTGGGAGATGCGGCCCATGCATCACGGTCGTCCGATCATAATCCATGGATCACTGATCAGGGTGGTGCCAATGTGGTTTCGGCAATCGACATTACCCATGATCCAGACGGCGGCTTCGATAGTTATGCCTTTGCCGAATGGCTGCGGCTGCGTAAGGATCGTCGAATCAAATACGTCATCAGCAATCGGAAGATCATGTCTGGGTCCGCTGGGCCGCAGCCGTGGGTCTGGCGGAAGTATTCGGGATCGAATCCGCATGATCATCATGTGCATATCTCGGTTAAGGCGGATAAGTTGGAATATGACAACGGCAGTCTTTGGGGCATCCAAGGTGCCGTGTTTCCGGAACACGACGAACCCAAGACCCAGACAGTGCCGGCGACGATTCGTCGTGGGATGAAAGGGCATGTGATTGAAATGGCGCAGAAGCCACTGGGCCTGACAATTGATGGAATCTTCGGCCGCAAGACCGAGGCTGCTGTGAAGGAGTATCAACTCAAGCACGGCTTACATGTGGACGGAATCGTCGGTCCGCAAACTTGGAAGGCCTTGTTGGCCTAGAAGGAGAATGGATATGTCTTGGACTATGTTACTGGGTTTGTTCGCAAAGCCACTCGGTGCCGCGATCAATAATGCCCTAACGGCGGGCTCGGCAGCTGTGCTAGCTTGGTCGGCGACAAAGGGTATCGATCAGGGAATCGCGGTGCCGATTGTAGCCGGTATCGTTAATGTGATCTCAATTGCGCTCTCGGGTCTTGCTGCTACGCAGGGTGTGCAGATTCCGATCATCAATGCGGATACGACCAATGGCGTACGCGTCGTTTCGTCAGATGCTGCCAAGGCCGCTGGGTTGCCGAAGGTCGACGCCCCAAAAGCCTAGGCCCGCAATATCATGGCGGGCCTCATGGATAGTTAGGAGGATTAATGTCTGAGGCTGTTTGGATTGCATTGGGAAGTTTCGCGCTATCGATCGGTATTGCTTTAGTTATGGGAACTATCGGCGTGCGAAAATTGACAGAGAATATTCAAGCAGCCTTAGATCTAAAGATTGATAATTTGAAGGATCAGATCGTTAAGGCTGAGTTGGCATATGAACGCCGTGTATCACAGGTCGATGCAGGGCTCCGGGCACAGATTCATGAAGTCGAATTCTACGTCCGAGATAACTACGTCAAGGAACCGGTTTTTCAGCAGATGATTCAGATGTTGGCGGATAATAATTCGAACCAGTTTAAATCCATGCAGATCCAACTGGATCGAATTTTTGATAAGCTGGATAATATTGATCCACGTTAGTTCATTACCGCCTTAAACCACGGCTGGCCGTTGCGATCGAGGCCTTTGCCATTGGTGACGATTGTGCCGGTGGCTAGCATCACCTCAATCACCCGAGTTACCATATGCATCGGAACTCGCTCACGGGCAAAGTTGACGATCTTGGTCTGGGGAACGCCATCACCCTTATCATGGATATGGATGTAGTGGTGAATTTCGTCGATCGCCTTTGACTCGGCGTTGTTGCCGCCGGATTGGAAGATCTCCGGCATCGCCTGTTCGGCTTCGATCAACCATCCCATGGCACGGTTGAAATCGTCTTTGGTAAGCAGCAATACATTCCCTCGATCTGCAGCCGACACCATCGAAAGCTTGTACAGATGCACCCTGCGTCGGGTCTTATAATGCGAAAGCTTGGGATGATTGATCTGTGGCGGCTCACCGAGTGCCCGCCAATTGTTAACTGCACTTCGATACTCTTCTGTGACATGGAATTCGCCCACGAGATTTCCGATCTGTTTGATATCATGGGCCAAGCTTTCGTTTAAGCCGCGGGTTTTTTGCGCAAAGTCGTCACCGATGGTGCGTTCGTCAGAGTAGATGAGGATCACGCGCGAGGTGAAGCCTTGGTCCCATGCGACTTCGGGCATCAGAGCGATGAGGTTCGATGGGGTGGTGCCAGATAGGATATTCATCTGCGGATGATCGATTTTGATCTTAAGGTCCTTGCCACGTCGGTTCTGAGCGTAGGGATCGGGGTCATAGAAGGCCGAGAGGAGCCCGATCATCTCATCGTCGTATTTGTGCATGAATGCGGTAAGTTCCTCAGCCGTAATAGTCAATGTATTGTACTCCAGCGGAAGGTCCGGGAGTCTGGGTATAAATCGCTTGGAGGCAGCTAATGCATCGACAAGAGAAGCGCCAGTGAGACTTGTCGGTGCAAATGGAAATTCGTGGAGCTCGGCCATATAGCGCTTGGCCACGCGTATAATACGATTCTTGCCAACCCCCGGATGTCCGACAATGAACACATAGAGATTCGGATAGAGTGGGCTCGAAGTAGTTAGCCATACTCGCATCTCCAATGCTGCTGCTACGGTTAAAATCCCCGACCACTTTCGGGGACTCTAAATTGTCAGTGTGCTGGACGAAGGCATCAATCCAGCTTTCCAGTTTCCTCCCTGATTGCGTATTCTCCGAAGATTTCTCTTGCTTTCTGTCGATAGGCTTCACCGGCTTCCCCTGCTGTTGCATATGATCCAATTCGTGTTATCACGCCTTTGATTCGAATGTGGGCTTGATAACAACCGCTACGAAATCGGACACCTACATGCCCATGTGGATTGTAGATAAATTTTCTGTGATTATTTTGGGAGTAGGTTGCAGGTCGAAGATTGTTGATTGCGTTATTTGATGGCGGCCATTCTTTGTGATCGATCATACACCAGACGCCGTGAACATAAAATCAAGCTAGTTGGTGCCCACTGAATCGTTGGTTCTTAATTCCGATGCTCACGTAACCTTTATTGTCGATGGAGCCGGCATAATACCCAGCACGCTTGCCTTGAAGCCAAATGAAATCGCCAGTTTCAGGATTGTATTCGAGTAATTCCTTTAGGCGTTCTTGCGATAATCCGATCAAGGATGCCCGTTTCTGGGGTCCGCTTTCGACCGCCGTCACCGGGGTAATAGTCGCGGAGCCCGTCAGGATTCGTCTTAGCATTGTAGTCACCTCGATTCCAGCCACATTTAACATCGTATGGGATAGCTAACGTCCTACCGTTTTTCAACGTAACCGGCACTATTAGGTCTTTCATGATTCTGGGGATGATTTCGTCTTCCATGGCTTCCGGATACTGAAACGTTAAAGCGTCATGGTCTTGCAAAAGTATCGAAACATAGTTCTTGCGCCAGATGTTGAGCATTGCACGGTTGACGATGTCTGCGAGAGAGCCTTGTGGGTCGTATGCGATTGCTGCGCGGAGGGTGCTGGGGTCATTGCGTCGGCCGAAGAACCAACGTCGGCGGCCGGTTAGCGACGTGAGAGTCCCAGTCGTGCGTAACGTCCGTTCAACATGGTTCTGCCAAAGTAAGTGTGCTGGAAATGCTTCGAAATACTTTGGTTGAAATGCAATGACGACAGGGACGGGGAGTTTTGACTGAGCAGCCAGAGTGTCAGGCTTACCACCGTAGTTCGATCCATGTCCGAGTTTTTTGCACATGAACCGATATGAATAGTGTCGATAGTACGGTTGTTCTGCAAGATCTTTATCTCGCTTGATGTCACCTGACCATGCCATGTTGGGCCAGCATATGCGAGCAACTGCCGTATGTGGGTCACCAGATTCACACGCCGATAGGTATTTCTCGTCATTGAACAGATTCCATTCAATTGCGCCGACGACGAAGGACTCGCCGGACTTGGCGTCGCATTTGGCCCACTTCATTCCGGGGTCGGCGATTAGGACAGATCGGATTGATTCTTCGATGTTCTGCAGATTTCCTCCGGTGCCGAATTCAGAGAAAGACGAACTGAACCGTCCGGTGTCAGTTCCCGCGATATTGTAACTCGTCCGAATGCGGCCATCAGGGTCGATACCTGTTCGTAGAACGGAGATTTTCTTCTGAACATCGGCCATTGTGTTGAGGTGACTAACGATGGGTTTAGCCAGAAGGTAGCCTGCCAGCTTCTCACGAGCATTACGATCCGTGGTGGGTCGCCCTTGCTTTCGAATTGGAGGTATTCCCAGTCGATTGTAGAATAGCTCTTGGAGATCAGCATGGGATCGGGCGTTGAATTTAGGCATCCCAACACCTTCCAGAACGATGCGCTCGAGATTGCGCTCGAGGAATTCATAGCGGTCGTGTAGTTCGTCAAGGACCTCGGCCTTGCGAACATGGTCGATCCTGATTCCGCGCAGACGCATTTCCAGCGCCGGGCCTTGGAGTGATCGGGAGAAGTCGTAAGTGGCGCCGGTGACTGCGTCGAGTTGTGGCTTGATGGTGTTAATGACTTGGAGCGTTGCGAGAACGTCGATGCCGTTGTAGACCTGGTCCCTAGTCCATTGGTTTGTGATGTCGGTGGGGAGGACCGTGGCGGTGTTGATTATGCGGGCCATTAATTGAGCTCAGCAAGCAATTCAGCTTCATTGAGCACAATTTTATTTGCCATCAAGTACATCAAGTCCGGTTCAATTGGTTCTGGAATATAGATGATCAATCGTTTGCTAGCACCATTAAAATAACCGGCCTCAAGATGCGCAGAGCGGCCGCATGGAAGAACAAGCACACAAGTATCGGCCCATTGCATTGCACGATAATCTGCGATATAGCCAAAGGCAGCATCTGGTGTTGTTGTCAATAACTCACGGTAACGTGGCATATCCCACTCCTGCCAACCTTCTTCAATATCTTTCCACTGAAAACCAGCTTTACCAGGTGGGTTGCGAAAGTCATAGACTTGATGTCCATGAGATTCTAGAAGCTTAATTACGTTTGGTTGATACAGATTACGCCATGAAGAAGCTACATAAATACGATTCATATTAATCATCCCTCTTGATCGTTTCCTTAACCTTCCGTTCCGACTTCCATGCGCCGAAGTCGGTGTAGATCGAACCGAGATAGCCCAATCCCTTCAAGGCTTCTGGTTGTAGGGCATGGTGGCAGAGCATAGAATCCTCAGTGTTGCCTCGTGAAGCAATTCCATACGCACGAAGCATGAATGCTACATCGTACAACCCATTCTGATAAAGCTTTTTTATCTCAGGGTCCTCGACCACGCGTCTAACAAGTTCCCAGCATCGGCGTTCATCTGCCGCAGTAGGCCAATAGCTTCGGTTTGCTGATCTATCGTCATCGAATGGAATGACGATTGCAATATCATCTCTTGGGGCGAAGCCAATGCATGTAACGCGTGTGCCTGCTGTTTCAATATCGACAGATAAGAGATCACAGCCGATGATGTAGTCATTGATAAATGTCTCGATGTCGTCAAGGGTTGGCTCGATCCAAATGTCACAATCGGGCCGTCGGATTTCTGGATACTCAGATTCGTAGATGGCTTTTTGGAAATCGATTATGGATGTGGGTCGGTGGGACCATTCGCGGAGGACAGCAGCAGGATGGTATACGCTAAGCAACTTGAAATCAGCGACACAATGAGTAGTATAACGAGTAGTGCCCCTAAGCTTTGATACGCCTGTTCTGCCTGCCAAAGCCCATAACGGAGTATTGCCCAGAGCAATAATGAGATTTGGATCACGTTGCAAAATCTCATCACCAAGGCGGTCCAACTCGTTGCTAAACTCGGCACGGACGTATCCGGATTTGATAAGTGCTGGGTATCCGGGGATGCCTTCTTTTTTGGTTCCACAGAAATACTCCAATCGATTCGCTGGTGGATGATGGTTGAAGACGTTGGTGCGGTAGAATTCTGGGTGCCGAAGCCATATGGCGTTGATGGCCTGCGGGTCCCCACGTTTGTAGAACCGGGATATGTCAGAATGGTCTTCGGCGGTGAGGATGATTAGGCGGGCCTCGGACATCATTCGCAACAATTCGATGCCACTGGGGCCAACGAATCCGGCATGGGCACGTTGTTCGTATTCGCCCCAACACTCCCCGACTAAGAAAATTGGCTTTGTCACGGTTGGCACCGATCCGATGCAAGCTTGGCATATCCGGCGATATCGTCCCAGTGATCTTGGACATTGGGATTGCCCGTGACGATGCGTCCGACTTTGTGTAGAATCATGTGAATGGCTTCTCGATGGGGGTCGGAGAGACTATGCCATCCAACGCCATCATGTACAATGTGTTTTAGCGCTTGCATGACTTTAGCATTGTCAGTAAAATCTCCGTGGGATTTGCCGCGTTCGGCAAGGATGGCTGCGATTTCTGGCATGGAGCTTTACCTCGGGGTCTGGAGATGCCGGCACGTTTAATCACGGCGGCGATGGTTGATGGTTGGCGATGGAGCGCGTGGCCGATCTGGCGCACGTTCATTCCCTCTCGATAGGCAGAGATGGCAAGGCCAATTTCCAGCGGGTACAAAGCATGACGATGCTTGATCCGTTTTCGTTTGGTTACCATCTCTGCCTCCGAGAGTTAGTTGTTTATCCGCGGAAGGTCACTGCCTTCACTGCCCACATCTGCGCGGTCTGCGCTTCGGTGATGGCAATGGAGCAATAGCGAACCATTTCGGGATTGTCGCCACGGACGATGTAGCCCTTGCGGAAATCATCCATGTGGTCGATGATGTCGGCATAGAGCTTCTTGAGCTTGTCGACGTCACCCATTCCCGAGGGATTGAAAGTGAGGCCGACAGCTTTCTCGCCGTAGGTCTGTGGACGTTCTGTGGTCATGTTTACTCCGTTGGTTATGTCTGTTACTCAGGCTTGAAGGTCTTCTTGATTTCAGCGAAGACTGATTCACCGTCTTCTGATGCCCGATGGCCGATGTAGAAGCCGATCGAGCAGTTCGGGGTTTCATCGAGGCCGGCACGGATGGACTTGCCTTCAAGATCGATATCGGCATTTTCGAGCATGTCGATGAGTCGGAAGAGGGCATCAGGGGTCGTGTAGTAGGTATCCTTGACGGTCTTGCCGATGACGCCTTCGTCGCCAAAGGCCTTGATGTCGTCCTCGGAGACGTCCTCGCCGACGGACTGGACGGCGTAGGTGAATCGGACGAATGGCGTCTTCTTCTTCGACGATTCGCCGGTTTCATACATGCCTTGGATGATGCCGAAGTAGGTGCCTTCGGGTAGCGGCTTGGGACGTTCCACGTCGGTTGCGGGCATGTCGAGGATGGAGGCGAAATCGGCTTGGGCTTTGTTGGACATTGGTTGCTTTCTGTTGGGTTGGGTGGTTAGGTCTTTCGTACAAGCGTGACTGACTTAGGTGGTGTCGACTTCACAGGCGCGTCACGTAGCACTGAGAAGAAGCTCGCGAGGCCGGTTTCGATTGGATATGATGGCTCCATGGCGAATGGCTTCGGATTGGCAAGGTCGAGGAGTGGTGTCGATTTAGTCTGGAGAGTACGCTTTCCGTTCTTGTTGCTGTAGAGAACGTAGCTGGAGAAATAGGTTGGGATTTTCGGCGACAGCTTCTGTCCGACGCCTTGGGGAAAGCCTTTAGTGGTGCCGTCGGGTTGGTCCATATATTGGATATGGGCAATGACGATCACGTTAGTGCCGAAGGTCTTGGATGTGATTGTGGCGAGTAGGGCCTCGACTGCGTCTTGGGCATCGCCATAGATGGCACGGCCGTCCTTTTCACCAGATTTGCCGACGACGGCGAGGCTGTCGCGGAAGTCGTATGCAGCGTCGCAAAGCCGTGATAGGGAATCGAGAACGAGGATGTATTCTGGTCCCCATTCTTTGGGCTTGCCGAGATCGATTTCGGTACCGTCGTCATCGGTGTACTTCCAATGGTCGAGGAGCTTCATGCCGCCGATGAATGCCTTAGGGCGCCCGTCGATCATGGACCCGCTGGGAGTTGTCTTGCGCTTGTCGCGGAGGGTGACGAATTCGACATTGTCGATCATCTCAGGGCACTCGTTGAGGATCATGTATTTGAGAATGTCGAGGAGGTTGTCGAAGTCGAGGATGCGGAGTTTGTAGCCGGCGCGGACGAGCGAGACCAGTGAGCCGGTCTTTCCCGAATTATGAACGACAAATCCATTTGCCACAAAATTGTTATGTGGGTCTTGCATAACAACATCATATGTATCAACCATTCCGATTTTAATGATTGATTCGATACGTTCATATGTTACCGCTTTTGCACCACGTTGTCTATCATCATTGTGAGTTTTTATGTGATCGGACTCAGGCATTGCTTGTAGATTTGAAGCAGTATCATTTTGACGATCATGATCTCCATGATGAATATCCCAATCCTTAGGTACATACTTCAATGTACGAGCTTTAGTTGGATTGTGCCGAATCGTGGCAATGAATTCTTCCAATGTCAGGCCGTTCATATCGGCCTCAATAACACCACGCGCTCGTGTAATACGTCCATAGTTGCCATATTCACCGATATTGTGTTGATGCGCGTTTGGATGATATTGTACACTATAGATCATAGCACGCCGTGGATATTCCTTTTTGCTGACAGCATATCGATCCCAACCAGCAACCATCATACCTATGCTAAGTTCAGATACTTTTTTCCAGCCTTCAAGTGTAAGGAACTTGTGATCAATTGTCGCATTAATTGTCTTGGTTGCAGTTGAAATAGCTACAACTTCCTTGACGCCGGAGAAAATGATTTCCTCCATACGATTAAGCCCGATATACCCGCCAAGGTCACAAGTTAGAAATGTATCTAGATCATGATTGTGATTATGATGAGCCCCCATTTGATAAAGTTCGCGCAAGGTTTTGATTTTGCCTTTACTTTTACCTCGTGTAATAGAGACGTAAGTGTCTCCTGAAAGGCATTTGGCATCGCCGATGAGGAGGAGTTTGGTGATGTCGTTGGATTGGTGGTTGGAGAGTTTGGTCATGAGCGGGCACTTTCGAGGTTGGTGGCGATGATGTTGAGGTAGCTGGCGAGGGTCAGTGTTTTATGCTCGTTGCCGACCCAGACCTTGACTTGTAGTTCACCGCACTGACGAGACACAGTTACGAGGTCAGCGGAGCAGGTCTTGAGCGTGAGGTCTTTCTTGGTCATATCGGCAAAGAGTATCGAAAGATGGGCATTGGCATTCTTCATCGCAGCAATGGATTCGGCTTTCTTGTCGGCTTTAGGTTCGGTCATGGTAGCTCCTTTGGTTAACGAGATTTCAAGGGATTCCAGCGTTCGTCTGGTTCGAGTTTGTCGAATGAAGATTTCAGATAGGTTTCTCGGACGCTGGGAGATTTAGAACATACCTCCCGGAATCGGCATCCTCCAAACTTATCACAAGCTGTGTCGTTCTGGGGCCAGTATCCGGCAACGGCGTATTGTTCAGCAACAGTAAGCCAGTGGCGAAGGTCGACGAGCCATTCGTCGAGTTGATCATCCGTTCGATACGTGAAGCCTCGCTGAAACGCATTGGGTTTTTCCAGTAATACCTGAGCGGCACTGATGATTACTCCTTTGATTGGGGCATCGAGGACGATTTTGCCGGCGAGGGAATAAAGCGACATTTGGTTGTTGGGATTGTATTGGTCGAAGTAGTAGGAAGAGATGGTGGCGGTCGAGGTCTTATGGTCCATGACGAAGGCTTGGCCGTTGAAGTCTACGGCGCGGTCGAGATGGCCGGAGAGGAGGTAGGGTTGGGGATAGCGACCTTCGAGATAGCCTTCTTTCCAATCTTCACCAGCCGTTGAGGGACCAAAATCCAACTCGAACCGGAAACTCAATTCTACCGCCGGTGCGCCGTTGTCAAGGATTATGGTCTGGGCCGGGTCATGATCACCAAAATGGTCCAGATAATCCACCACGAGACTAAGTAAAGTTCGTGGGTTTTTATACCGTCCCGCTCGATTGCTGGTATCAGGATTCCAGCCATGAATCCGTTGGACCAGAGCCCGTATAGAGTCACGAATTGAATCTTCATGTGAGGCTCCGGATGAACGGGCAATGGCGTAGTCCTGCAACGCGGAATGGTATTCGATGCCGAAGCGCAGATGGACGGATTCGTCGCGGGAACCCCAGCCTTCGATCATGATGTATTGGTACAAGCGGGGGCAAGTCTTTAAATACCCAATACTTGTAGAATCATAAGCGTATTGTATATTGGTTCCGGGAAGAAAACATGACGCGACACCGGTTGTTAGATGTTCGGAGGAGATTTTAAGTTCTGACATTAAATCCTCCGTAGCCCGGCACCGGGTTTGGTTGGGGTGGTGACGGCTGGCTTCGGCGTTAGGCCGAGGGCCGAGAGGTCGAGGGAGACCTTGGGTGCGTCGGGGTTCACACCACGCTTGGGCCGTGGGGCCTTGATCCCGGCTTCGCGGTTGGCGCGTTGTTTACGCTGGTAAGCGATGATGGCGTCGATGTCTCGGGACTGGAGGTCCATGGGATCGCGGGACATGAGTTCATCGAGTTCGTCGGGGGCTGGCAGTTGGGTGAGGATTTGGTCACGGATGTTGGGTTCGGGGATCGGATTAGTCATTGGCTAGGTCTCCGAGGGTGCGTTTGGATATGTCGTTGTGATCGATAACAGCGCGGGCTTCGGATCGATTGGTATCGGCCATATGTCGGTCCATCAACTCACGAAGCTGCGTGGTCCAGCCGTAGCCGTAGCGGGTTTCGAACCATGCACAGGTGGCTTCGTGGGCATTGAAGGTGATCTTGCGGAAGGTTGGGTCAGTCACGTTCACATTTCCCTTCACGAAAGTCCTTGGCCCATTGAGCTTCGGCACGTGCCCAGCTTTCTCCCTGCTTTCGAAGCATCTCGTCGCGTTCTTTGGGTGTCATAGCATCAACTATCTTCCGCGAACGTTCAATTAGTTCAAGTAGCTTTGGGTCAGTTTTCATGGGTCCAACTCCACTGTGCGTTTGCAAAGCCAAACTTCGTCGTTATTCGGCAGGAAGATCATGATGACATCGTATCGATCGTTGTCGTCGAAGGTGGTTTCTTTGTAATGTTTCCGTGCCGCGTAGAGTTCGTTGCGGAAATATTCGCGGGTGCAGCCGGAGACTGGGATGGCGATGCCGATTTCTTCGCCGATGGCAGCGTCGAAGAGTGGGAGGTAGATGGATGGGTGGGGTTTAGGCATCAGCGAATCCTGATCCAGATGCGAACTCGAAGGCCGGTACGGAGATAGTTGCCATCGGCATCACGATTGAATGGAGTGCCAAGTCGAAGTTCCCAGCACTGATTTGGTGGTGGTTGCCATCCATCGAGGCGTAGAGATTCAATCACCGTCCTCGTCCTCATAGTCCTCGGGATAATACTTGCGATAATAATCCTTCAACGATTCCGAATACCATTCCCAATTATCGACACCGCCGGCTTCGAGTGCGCGAAGCATGGCGGACTGGCGTACGAGAGCAGCGTGATCTTCTTTGGTGAGGACTACAAGATCGGATCGGTGCGGGTTAATCATCACCCGGCTCCGCGACTTCGCTCAGCTTCTCTACCACGCCCAACATCGACTGCCGACGCTGAACATAAATCCACCATTCGCCATTGGTGTCTTGTGCGAGCGAGATGGCGAATTCGTCATAGGCCGATGCGCCGTGTAGTGGGTGGCCGGGTTGGTAGATTTCGGCGTTGGCTTTGCGGTCGAGTTTGCGAAAGTAGTTCATTCGCATGCGAAGGTTGGTGCCGTGGTCGGAGGACCGAAGCAGCGCACGGGCACCGGCGTCGTCCTCGGCAGCGGATTCGAAGAGTTCTTTACAGTCGCGGTAGGCCGATAGGGAATTGGATAGGGTCATCGTGCGGACCTCATGATTTTCGTTCGGTTGCCTCGCTTCGGAAGCTTGAGTCGATTGGCGATAGCATAGACGCTAGTGGGGTTGATATTGAGACGCTGGCTGATGCGTTTGGCGGTCCAATCAAGATTCCAGAGCCGAATGAATTCGGTATCACGTTCGTGGGAAGTCGTGAATTTCTGCATCAGCGATCCTCACGAAAGAGGAAATCGAACTTGGCGTCGGTGGGAATGTGCATAGCGTTAAGTTCGATTGTGCGGAAAGTATGGCTGCATGTGATGCACTTGCGATATCTAACCACGTGGCGATGACCTTTTTTGGTTTGCTTCACAGAGGTATCTTGAGATTCGCAAACGGAACAGCGAATGCCGGGACGGCGTTGTTTTGCCATGTTACCACCGAATTTGGCGAGAGTCAATAGTATATAGAGAATCACGAGATCGGGTTTGGATTACATATTTTAAATTCTTGTCCTGTTCTGTATCCGAGAGAAGCCATGGGTCGAGAAAGTAGACGTCGGTGAATTCTAGGCCCTTGGATTTGTGTCCCGTGAGAAGGCGGATAGTGCCGGTTTGTGAGAAGAGTAGTTCGGCGTATTTGATAGCGGCACCAAGGATTGTACCATGTTCAGCGAATACACGCATACAGTCAGCGGTGTCATTAGCGGTCTTTGACTCAGCTTTTAGCTTATCCTCACGCCAGTGTTCGATTTCGGCTAGGACTTGATTGGTTGGCATGGATTCGTCGCCGAGTTTTTTCATGATGCCGACGACACGAGGACCGAGCTCGCTGCCAACAACAGAGACAGACTTACTTGCGGCCAGTAGTTTGAATGCTACTCGGAACAAAGGTGCGTTATTACGGCAGATGATAGTAGCAGTATCCGGGATAGATTGCCCATCGATGCCGTCCTTTAAGGTTTCAACGTGACCACCCTCGGTGAGCCATTGGAAGTTGGGAACTCGCCACCGAGCGTTCTGGACGATGGCCGATGGGCAACGGAAGGAAATGGAGAGTGGGAGGGAGGTCATCTGGAACTTCTCGGTTGCAGAAGCCATTCCAGCAGCCTTGGCGCCACGAAATCCGTATATGTTTTGGTAAGGGTCGCCAACTCCGACGATCCGTTTTGACACGAGTCGGTCGACCATTGCATGGTTGATGGGGGCGAGATCCTGATATTCGTCGACCATAACGACTGGAAAGCGAGGAAATGTTCCTCCGAACAATGTGGGCATGTAAATCTGATCGTTGTAGTCGATGATGCCCGAACGCGCTTGCTTGATGGACTCGTTGAGTACGGCATCGATGAGTCCTGCGGTGAGTTCATCGGTGTTTTCTTCGAGGGCATTGTGGAATTCGGAACGATCGATCAGGCCGGGTTTGGAATGGCCGTCTGGGACATAGCCGAGAGACTTGGCCCGGTTGACGCCGTCCATGACTGGGAAGTAGCGGTCCCAGCAGGCGCTGGCGTCGGCCTTGCGCATGTCGGTGAGGAGTGCTCGGAAGATGTCGGCAGATTTCTTCGTGTTGAGGGTGAGTTTGGATATGACATACTGGGCCCAGATGCGGTGGCCGATGGAGTTGAAGGTCCGTACGGTAGTGGTGCCGGAGCCGATGCGGTCGGTGGCTTCGTCGGCGTTGCGGCGGTTGAAGGTGAGGTAGAGGATGGGTTTGGTGCGGGAGGCGCGAATGACCATCTCCAACGTCGAGGTCTTGCCGCAGCCGGCGTAGGCGTTGAGCATCAGGTTGTCGGGGGATTGGGCGTAGGCCGCGAGGATGGCGGATTGTTCGCTGGTGGGTGGGTGGAGTGGGGCGGTGTTCATGTTAGGCTGATCCATTTTTGGAGTAGAAGCGATAGTTTCGGTCCATCATCTGGGTCATGTGATGATCTCTCATTGTCCCTTATAATACCATAGATGGGTGGGGATAGCAAGCATCAACGCAATTCGTCAGGCTTGATTACTTCGGGGCCCCAAATGAAGTCAGGTACCCATTGTGTTGGCGAAATGCCTCCAACAGCGACGCCTAGGCGCTCATCGCCTTCGCCTTTGTTATCAACGACTTCGACAACTTCCCAACCAAGCGATGCCCAGTCTTCCTTGGCAGGCATGTTGGATGGGTGAACGAGCTTGGCCCAGTAGAAACCGGGCTTGGTTGGTGCTGGATATGGTTTCATCACGACACCTTTCGCATCATGAGATCGGTGACTTTCTTGGCAATCATTTCCAGCATCTGGCCCACGCCAAGGAAGCCGGTGCCGATGAGGGCGTCGTCGTTGGCCTTGCGTAGGTGGCCAATGGTGTAGCAGCATTCGGCAGCAAGCCTTAAATGCTCTATAAGTCTTGAATAGGTGATGACTTCGGAGGCTTGGCCGGCTTCGGTTTCGTAGGTCGGGTATTGGGACATTAGTAGGTTCCTTTAGCGAGTTCGCCATGGATGATGGAGCCGATGCGGTTGGACTCGGCCTTCTTGCGGAAGTTGGTGTCTTCGAGGAGAGCGGCGAAGATGGGGCGCTGTTCGGCGGTTGAAGATGTCGAACATCAGCGTGGTTTCCTTAGGTTATAGGTTGGGTCATTGCGCCAACCGGGTTGATCAGCGCTGGAGATCATGTGGGATCGGTAACGGCGTTCGTATTCAGGATCAACGAATTCTTGGACAATGCCATTGCCGAAGCGATAGTTGCGATAACAGGGCATGTTCGGATCGCGCCAGTCAGGTCGGTTGTCGGGTGGAAGCTGGCGACGCCGGGGCATCAGATTCTCCGTTTGATTGGCTGTGGGGCTGGTGTAGTTGGAAGCAGGCCGAGGGTGGCTAGGAGGTCGTGCGAGGCGGCGGTGGGGCGACCTCGGCCGATCCAGTTGTCGACGCAGAGGGTGTAGTCTTCGGGTCCTGTGAGAATATACGGTGCGACTTCTTCAATTGTTCCCGACGCAAGAAGTTCTCCACGCGGAGTAAAGACAGCGAACAGTGCAGGCGCCGATTCAAGCCGTATAATTTGGGATCGATGGGCTCGGTAGATGTGGAGTTCGTCTTCGAGATCGGTGAGCATGGCATCACTTTATTCCTAATTTCTCAAGAACCCGGCGAGCCATCTCGCGTTGGGATTCGGTGGTTTCTTTTAGCAAGCGGTCACGTGCTGGGGAATGTTTGATGGCTGGGTGCGATGCTGCGGACTTGGTGTAGTCGGTAGGCGTGCCGTAGCTGGGTTTGATTTCTTCTGGTGGTCGGCGCAGTGCGTGGAGGGCTTGCTGGAGACCTCCTTCGGAGTATCGGTACTTGGCGATGTAAGGCGGTAGCGATGGGTCCTTCATGGGAAGTTCGATGAAGATGTTGTTTTCATCGGACCACATGACAACGGCCCATGGTGGGCGGAAGCTGGGGGCTGACATGGCCATTAGGTTTCCCGATGTTGAGGATAGACATAGATGTCCAGTTCGGTTTCGAGATCGATAACATCGACACCGGCCGATGATGTGAGGATCAATGTGTCGGCAAAGGCCATAGCTTCGGCACGATCGTCGAATGATTTCTGGAAATCGGACCAGCCGCCGCCGGGATAGTAGGCTGCGTAAGAGAATACGAGATAGCGTTTCATGGATCAAACCCTTCGCCATTGTGGATGGGGATTGTGGATGTGGGTTGGGGAGCCGTGGTCGGGGTCGTGGGTTGGGACGGTCTCGCCAGTGGCTCGGCCTTCGGCACTAGCGTTTTCGATTTCGTAGCCGATCACGTCCTCGTCCTTTGCAGACTCTGACAGGTCAGTGGCGACCCATTGGCCTTGGTCGAAATCGAACATCCAATGTGAGCCAATTCGTGGCAGGAGGTCCCGGAACATCTGGCGATGTCGGCAGGTTGGGCGCGAGCCGGCTGGGCAGGTGC